TTTTCATTACCTCTTTACCTACATAAACATCCTCATATCCGCCTTCATATCCTTGAGTGAATACATGTAAGTCAGGATCTAATTGCTGTAGTTGCTCTATTAACTCTTTAACTGTCATTTAAACAATATTTTTATATAATTAAATATAGGACTTATATTTTGCCAATCTGCAAGTACACTCAATATACTGAAGTGTTTTTCACCACATATTCCTAATAGATGTTGTACTTCGTGGATCATTTATTTTCTTTTTTCTTTTTATACCATACAGTACCTGCTGTACCTATAAAGGCACCAATTACAGCTGCTGGTACTAATGATCTATCCTCTACATAGCTAGTTGTAATAAATGCACTTGCTATAATAATAAGTGATGACCAAACACCTGATGCTATTACTTTGCGTTCTTCTACTTTGATAAAGTAAAATGTCCAGCAAACATCAGCTACGACCATTGCTAGAGCTACTAATATAAATTTTATAATATATTCCATAACATTAAATTAAAAAACATCCCCACCCTCAAGGGGTGGAGATGTCAAGGGTTGATTAAGCCGTTGCTACAATGTAATCTTCATTGTGCATACGACGGCGTGTCAAATTGTACATTGCGTTAGCAACTTCTTGTTTAACACGACGCTCGCCACGAATAACGTAATAAATCATACGTTCAGTGTAGCCTGTTTCGTCAGCAAGACGAGCTACATCTCCATTGCGTTGGCGATTCTTAAAGAAAGCCAATTTAGCGGTGCGGTTAAGGTAATTCGCACGAACCTTAGTTTGATAACTCATAACTATATCGGGTTTTTGTTTAAATGTTTGTTCTTTTATGCTCTAATAATACTGATTCTACATGCTCTTTAGCTACTTCCCAACTAACAGGTCCTGTTTCATCAGCATATTCCACAGGATCAGGACGACCGAGTTTTAAAAATGCCTCAATTCGCTCTACTGATGCTGCTGATTTATAATCGCTGTACCACTTAAAAGCATATGTTTCTGGTCTGTAATAATGCTTAATTGGCTTATAAGAGGTATTTGTGCGCTTATAAACTTCATCGAAGTTAAGTCTAAGTTTCTGACAAGCCAACTCTCCATCTTGTAAAATACCAAACTTATCTGTGTTAAGATATGGAGTATAGAAATTAACTAATTCAGAATCCCAGTTACCAATTTTAAACGCTTCCATATCAGCATCCCTAAACTCTTGTCTGCAATCAGGATAGATAGCATGATCACCAGCATGAATACCTAATGCAATATCTACTGGTTGTTTTTCACCTTTAGTAGCTACTGATAATGCTACTGCTTGGATTAGTGAGCTAAATATTTTGTTGCGATTAGGAACTACTGTTTCCTTCATATTGGATTGCTCGTAGTGTCCTTCAGGTACATCTTGACCACCTTCAACTAATGCTGAATTGAGTAGTTGTTGTAGTCCATCTAATTTAATAATTTGATGGGTTACATTACCATAGATTGGTTTACCACCACATCCACAGTTTTGATCATTAACGTACTTAACTAATTCTTGAGCACGTTCAAGCTCAACACGGTGTTTCTGTCCATAATCAAAGGATAGAGCTGTTACTTCATAGCCATTGGCGAGTAGATGAAGCAGCAAGGTGGAGCTATCCATTCCTCCACTTAGTGATAATACTGCTTGTTTCATATTAAAATATTCTGTTTTGATTTTCTTGTTCTTGAGATTTAAAACTATCTTCCATCAATGTAGTATTGATTTCATCGTAATCACCTTCAAATACTTTTTTAGCCTCAAAGTATTCATCTAGAAATGCTTTAGTATATAACATTACTGGTCCAGTATATGTTTTTGTAGATACATGACGTATACTACATTTTGTTTTTCTGATCTTAGCATATGCTGCTACTTGTTCTCCTAATTGGTTTCCAGCAGGATAACCTAAATAATCAAACAGTGATAATAGCTTTTCTGACATAACTTTTAAATTTATTTATGTTAAATGTAATATCTTCTAACTTGTCTTCCAAATTTAAATCAAATAATTCTTCAATTTTAGTTTTTGGTTTATAGTCAATTCCGTTATCTCCATATCTTACTCCACTAGCTCCTATAATAATTGGATTTGATGTATCAACTGATTTAATCCAATTAAAATCACTATAAGCCATCATCTCTTGTGGTAATGAACATCCTAGTAGGTGATGATATATATCTTTTCTAATAGTATCTTTTTCAAGCAATGTTCTAATCAACTCAATTCTACCTAACATTTGAGCATTTAATGGTTTATGTTGAGGATAAAATTCAGTATATGCAACGCTTGAATGGTTGAATGCAATGTATTTATAACCCATATCAACTAAATTTTGATATGTAGTAATTAATTCACCTATTGTTTTACCTTGACATACTGCCATTAGATTAGTATCCTCTGGTAGGAATCCTTTACGGTTAATCATCCAATGCTTAGCATTTCTTAGGGTAGTAATTGAATCATTCCATTCATCAGGTACAATGAATACATTGGGTTTTACAATCCACATCTTATCGAATAGATCCTGTTCGGTGTGTTTTACACCTTCAAATAATCCATTATCCATAATAATAAATCTTTGATCTAGTCTAGCTTTTTGAAAAAACAAACGATATTGTTCGTATTTATCTATTAAATGAGGGAGACAATAGTCATAATCATTCCACTGATAACTGTGGTGGAGGAGGCTAATGGGCAACTCATGACTTACTTTCATTTGCTTCTTTTAGTTTATTTGGTTTACAAATTAATTCGATAAGAGTATTAATATCACTAGATTTTAAATAATTTGATTCTTTTCTATTACCATTAAAAAAGGCTAATTGAGTGTCTCTAGTTACAGAGTACCATGTTTTTTCAACTGGGTTATACCAGAATATATAATGATATAAAGGGTCCATATTATTTATATTTTACTAATTTATTTCTTAATTTATCGATTTGAATTTGACAATACCATTTTCCTAACCAAGAAGATGCTTCGGCATACTTTTTAGCCCACTTATCTATTTTCTTATAGACAGGAGCATTTGCTTTAGCAATTACATCCACATCCCAGTAGCTGTTATGCTCTAACATAGCCTCTTCCCAATGTCCCTCACTAAGATATAGTGGTGGATTTTGTTCAATAATTTTTTTGCGTTGAGTTTTTTTAGTTTTCTTGTTCATATATAGCGGTGTTTTTAGAGTGTTCCATAAATTCTACTCTCGCAACTTTAACTCTACCGCTAGTTTCCTCTTGAACAAATACGTTCAATTTCTCAAAGACATATTTTGCAAACTGCTCTGCCCCAACAGCTGGAAGTATTCTAAGTTGAATAATACCTAATTGATCCATTGTTTTAAATCCACCTATTCCTGGATCATCTTCTGCAATAAGTGTTGTATGATCAAACATATAATCCATCCAGGCTTTAGGATTTTTACCATCAATAGTGCCTTTAGCACGTTTCATTCCTCCGAAATCCCAAACCCAATTACGTTCGTCTAATTCACCCTCAAACCATACTCTAAATGATACTCCATAACCATGAAGAAAGCGACAATGTGTCCCTTCTGCTTTCCATTGACGGAATACGCAACTATATCCATCAAATAACTTAGTTGATTGAAACATATTAATTTATTTTTTATCTATATTAATATTAGATTTGAATAATAGTGCTGCCATTAATTGTAACCCACATGCTTGCCAAAACGTAATGTAAGGTAAGCTAAATAATTCTGGCATTAATAGGTTCCATAATATTTGGAGTGGTAAACCAAATAATATACAGGCTAATATTAATAAGCCTACAATCATTAATATGTCATGAATTTTACTCTTCATCTTCATTTATATTTAAATCATCAAGATCAATATCTTCAATTTGTATTTCAGTAAGAGATTGTTCAATTTTAGAGGTAATATCAAGTAATTCAGATAACATTGCTGCTTGTTCTGTTTCAGGAACATTTTCAATGTTTTTCTGTATTTCAAGTATTCGCTCGTGTAATTTATTTGGATCCATTTTCTTTTGTATTATTAAATTTACTAAATTCTTCTGACATTACCACCTTTCCTTTAGTATGTTTTGGCTCATAAGGGCAATGTCTACATCCATTTCCGCAACATTGTCCTCTTTGAATGTGGAAGAGCGCAGTGAATATCACGCGCTCTTCCTCTATATAGTAATGAATACCTTCTACATATTGTTTAGGCAACTTCACAGGCACCTCCTGCACACGCTGCTTGGTCTTGTAAGTTTGTTTCATCGCTAAACTCAATTACTTTAGATAAATCTAATGAATGTAGATGGCCTATCCTCTCATTAAATTGCTCTTCTGTAATAGTTTCAAATGGAGCTTGAGTATATGTTCCTAAATCCTCAGGTAGGAATGATAATGCGGTAAAGTACTCTTTATTTTCCCATAACCACTCACCTACAGTTGGCCATTCATCTTGTTTAATGTTTACTGTAGCTGATACATTATGCATGTTATTTCCTTTTCTATGCCCTGGTTTAATCCATTCTTTATTGAATTTTTTAATACGCTCAAGTAATTCAATTGCTGTTTCTTTAGGGCGTACAATTGATCCCTCTGGAGCACGCTGAGGAATGGTTACAATGGCTTGGATGTTTGGTTTAAAGAAATCATCCTCTAACAATTCAGGATGATGAATTGATAAGTGAGTATATAATGCCTCATTCTTACCAATGCGAATACGTCTTAAATAGAAGTCATCATGCCAAGCATGAATACCACTTGATGTACCTAATACTAATGAGGTAGTACCTGATGGTTTAACACATGTAACACGAGCTGCTTTATTAATATCAAGGATTTCGGCTACACGAGCATTTTCCTCAACAGCAATTTTAGCTGCCTCTTTTAAGCTATATTTTAATACCTCACCTGAGGCAATACCAGTCATTCCAATACCTAATAATGCTTCTTTTTCAGTTGTTTTCTTCCATACATCTCTTAGATAATGGAAATCAGTGTATGATGCTTGTAATGTACCGATGAATGATGCTGCTTTAACTCTAGCATTTAAATCCTCTTGTGATTCAATAGTTGAGGCATTTACCTCACATAGATTACAGAATTGATTTGGTTTCAAGTTAATTTCAGCACATGGGTTAGTACCAGCGTCTTTATCATTTGAGAAGATAAATCCTGGCTCACCGGAGTTGCTTAATTCAATTTTCTTCCATAAATCAAGGAAAGTATCTTTATCAATTTTAGATTTGATAAGTACAGCTGTGTTATTAGCTCTTCCACGTTGTGGATTATTTTCCCACCAATTTCCAAACTTACACGTTAACATATCATCATCATTCAGATTGAATAATGCAATGAGGGCAGCACGACGAATACCACCTGATAATACAGCATCAGCTAAATGACAAATAATATCATGACATTCTAATGATGTTAATTTTTCACCATCTTTTTTACCATCTAGAATAGATTGAACATGTACTAAGGCAATTTTAAGTGGTTCAGGACCAGGTGCTTTACCACCTACAGTGATTAATTGAGCACCTTTAGGGCGAATATCTCTAAAATCAAATAATGGTAATGGACCACCACGTAGATAAGATTTCATTAATACCTTAACGGCGTCAGCCCATCCTTCAATGCTGTCACCTACTAAGTAACGCTTTGATTTAAGTGGTTTTCTTACCTCAGGTAATTCCTCAATATGATGTGTTTGAACAGAGTAACCAACACCACAACCAGAGAGGAGGAGGAACATTATTTCGCTGAAGGCAGCGATGTCATTAATAGGCAGATAAGAGCAATTAAATATACGAGCATTATTGATGTCAACGGGCTTACCTGCAAATTGCATAGAGCGCATTGATGGTAATACTTTCTTATCGTAAACGAATTTATAAGCTTCTTCAATTTCATCTTTTAATTTTGGGAATTTTTTTAAATGCATTTCTTTGTTTCGATCTACTAATTCCTCCCATGTTTCTCTTCTGTTTAACTCTGGTCTGAATTTCGCATACTTCATGTAAACGGTGATATCAGACAGAATACTCTGTTCTACGTTCATTTTTGTTTTGTTTTTTAATTAAGTGAAATAATAGTATCAGTATACATAGACTTTGGTTGTACCCCTGAAAAACGTTGTTTGGCAACACCATCTTTAAAGAATATAACTGTTGGCACACTAGTAATGAAATTTTCCTGTACCTCCTCACGAGATGTGTCTACATCTATAGTTTGAAATTCAACATTTGGAAATTCACTTTCCAGTGTTGTAAAAAGAGGAGCAAGCTGTCGGCACGGACCGCACCATGCAGCCGTGAATCGTTTAACCGTTATCATAAATTACTGATTGTGTAGTTATAAATATAGTATATACTTCGTCTAAGATTCGAGTTTGAAAAATTTCTGTTGAAGAAGTTGCCTTTCTTCTACATCAACATTTGAAAAGTCATTTACTGGTTTCTTATTAGTAATACTAGTTTCTATATCGTCATCATCAAGTGGATCACTATCTACTTCAATAAATCCGTTTGATGTATTTATCTTTGCTTTAAAGGTCATACCATCAGCTCCATATCTGTTTTTCATAATATGGAAGCGCCCTGTACCTTCAATTTTATCTTTACGTTTACGGGCTAAGGATATAATTATATCCCCAATCATTATTTTATCATATGATCCAGCTGCATTATCACCTTCAATAATGTCGGATTTAGCCGCTGTTCTATTTGCTTGTGATGGAGATACAATAGGTATACCCTTTTCTTTACCAAATGCTTTAGCAGCTACGTAAACATCATCAATTTCATCTTTACGTTCTTTTCTACCCTTAGTGCGCATATAATCTAGGTAATCGATGATAATTAAATCGGGTTTAAAATCATTTTGATGCTCTAACTGCTGCAAATGTGCCTCTATAGTATCAAATGATGCTCTTTTAGGTGGGTATTCTTTAATGATTACTTTACCCTTTACTTTACCCACTATTGCATCCACCTCTTTACGGTGTAAATGTAATTTATCTACCTCAATACCAGAGAATATAGCATCGTAGCGTTTACCAATGTACCCTTCGCCTAGCTCTAATGAGTAGTGTACCACATTGTACCCTAATGCTGCTGCATAAGCACCCATTGCCGTTACGGCCCATGATTTACCGCCACCTGGGTTACCAAATACTAGTACTAAATCGCCCTTACCATATCCACCTTGTGTTAATTCATTAAATGTAGGCCAAGGAAACGGAATACAGCTACGATCATCCTCGCGATATCTAGCTTCAATATCTAAATTGTAATCTAATCCTACTGTTTTATCCTCGCCTGCTCGTACTGCTTTACCAATTAATTGTAAAATGCTATCAAAATCATTCATTTCAAGTAACTGAACTGAATTTAAGATTGCTTTTTTAACTTGTTGATTGCGGCAGAAATTACTAAATTCAGATTCAACCCATTCTAAATCAGATTGATCTGACATTTTATATGCCTCTTTAAGCGCCTCAGCAATTGATATTCTTAATACTTCATTTTCAATTTTCTTAACCTCAATAGACATTGTCTCTACTGTAGGTGTAGTGTGATATTCTCCAAAGTATTTTTGAACGTACTCTACAACCCATTTATGAGCAGACGATTCAAAATACTCTGAATCAAGTGAATCAATAATATTAATTAGGAACTGTCGTTGTGTTAGTAAGGCACCTAATACCTTAACTTGGAATACAGGTCCGTATGTGGAAAGTTTTTGTAAAGTCGTCATAACCTAAATTTATTTAAAAGAGTTTAGATAACCAAATAATTGTGTTAACCAAGAGGATACATTAGGAATACTTTCTCCTAATTTATCATTATGATATAACTGAATAAAGATTGGTAAATTTAAACTATATGAATTGTTAAATGCATCTTTTACCAGTTGCTTATTTTCAGGTGATAGGAAGTCTCCATCTAAAGACATTAACTGTTGATTAATATACAGTTGACGACTTCTTTCTACAACAGATAAATATAATTTATTTTCATTAATTAATCCTGCTGATTTTTCAATTATACTATCTAAAGTAACTTTATTA